TCAGGCTTTGACTGATTTGGTTACAGGCGCAACTTGTTCTTGGGCTCGGTCTACGAGCAATGCGCTCAACTCGATTAACTGCTGGATGCCCAGGGCGATGGCTCGTTGGGAGTCGTCGAGGTTGAACGCCAGGGTGGCGGCCATTTCGTTGGCGGATGCTAGGTTTTCGGCGGCGTTGGCCAGGAGGGTTTCGGGGTCGATGGTTGGGTTTACGAGGAAGAGGTTGTTGCTTGGGTGTTCGGCAGGTGCAGCGTCGTCGGATGGGGGCAAGTGATGATGGATTGCCCGCTGGGCTGCGGCTTGAAGCTTTGGATCAGAGGATGCCGCGTTTGAAGCATAAGGCGGATTAGGTGTGACCTTGTACATGGCGAAGCTCCTTAACTATTCAGGAACTACCAGTCTCACTTCCACATGAGAGGTGGCAGCTGTACGCAGGTGTGGAAGACCAGGGCTAAGGACCCGGCGCACCGAAGTGCCCCGCGCACAGCCGCCGAAACACATGATACAGACGTAAAAAAACGCCGATAGGTGTTTGTGACGATTGCGTCTTAGCTTGGTACGGACTTCCACATCCGGCCGCTGGATTGGCAGCGGCTTGAGGAGGTTAGCTAGGGGTGGTCTGAGGGGCAAGCCGAAATAGGTGTAGGAAAAATCCTAGCGAGATAGTGGCCTGACTTATAACTTAATTTCCTTTACAAACGAATAATTTTAAATCTGTCACACGTCGTACTATTCGATCTCCTTAACACATGAAGATATCAAAAAATTCAGATCTGACCCCTTAGAAAAATAATCCAAACCGTAGTTCCGCTCGCCTTTTTTAAGACTTCTAGTTCCAAAAGCAGAAGCCCAAGATAACCAATTAGAACTCCCATTCTTCAAATGCTCATCTCTCAACTCCTTCAGCCCAAACTTCTGCTCAGGAATCTCTAATATTTTCGCACGAGAAATTACACTATTAGAACTAAGCATATACAACTGATTCAATATTCGACCATACAAATCAGTAGCAAACAAATACTCTTCAGCCATAGTTGCGAGCCAAAACAACTGAAACTCCGAAACATAGTTAGATTTTTCGATATACTCATAAATCGCTATTGACAACTGCGCCTTATCGGCAACAGTTAGCGCATTATGGTAACCGAGCGAAGAGTAGATACTTTTTGAAAGACTCGGAAATCGCTCAAGCAATATAGAAAAATATTCAGAAAAATCCGTTGAATGAAACCTCAAAACATTCAAAATGAAATCTGCATCGTGGTCATCCAACGCATCTTCCTTGAGTAATCCTAACAACTGAACAACTTGATCAGACGAAAGATCACGTATCACCTCAATTTCTTCATACTCGGGCTGCTCATGGCCGGACCCAAAGATAGAAACACCAACTTGAACTGCAACTATCTCATATAATTCCTGGCGAATCTCCGAAGCTTTTACTTCAACATCCTGAACGCTTTTTCGGGTTTTTTGCGGATTAACATTCAACCCTTTTTGACCAAGCAATTTCTGGATCTGTATGAAATCTATTTTGATATTATCCTCATTATCATCAAAAATATGATAATCATCCATAAACCGTAAAACCACAGAGCTCTTCAACTGACCATACTGCTCAGTGAATTTTAAAAATTCACTTCCAATCATCTTTGATGGATACAAACCATGAGGCAGAAAATCGACACTTCGGCCAGAGTTAATTTCGCGCATGAACTTACCAAAGCCGTCTTGATCCGCAACATCGACTTTATCCGAAGAGGAAAACCAATGGGATAAATCATGGTGATATACACTATTAAAATAACCAGCTATATCAAAACTTATGTGATGCTTAAATCGTGCCAAATTATCCGCAACGTCTTTCTTAAAAGAACTATAAGCCTGACTTATTGGTATAACTTCACCCTTTTCGAATCTATATCCATAAGATTTCCTAACATCAGAGAACGGCTTTCTAAAAATCTCACGATTTCTATATACAAGATCGTACAAATAGTACTCAGCAACGGGATCAAGCTTCAATGTTCGTCGAAGGTGCCCATTTGACTTATCGGCATAGACAGTCTGTTGAGGCAAAAAGTTATGTGCCAGCTCGGTAGCCGCCAAAACTTTTTGGTACACATATTTTTCAAGCTCTTTCTCTTTGAGCGTAATCATTAACCTACTAGTCTGCATTGGAAACAAACCAGACCAAAAATCTTTTTCATAAAAATCCGTGGTTTTTGACATAATCATATACCTAGTATTTAGCGAAGTTTTTAGGTTTAGCCTTTAAATATACTCTACCATGCAAACACACTGAGCTCATTAGAGAACTATTTATTAGGCAAAATCTCAAACACAATAAACTCAGACCATTGCCTGATAAAAATCTGACAACAACTATTCCATCAGCCTAAACCAATCTCGCAAAGTAAGTTTTAGCCTGACAACCTCGTCCTCCGCCAACGGACTACAATGAGCAATTGGTCCTCTAAGAAGGTTCAGACTATTCATAACTCTATTGAATGCCTTCTCACTATCAAAAACGTCCCCAAAATGAGCCCAATTCTTTCGTACAATCTCCCCTAACTCCCCGAACGTAGTATAATCAAGTTCATCATCAGAACGCTGAGTAAAAGATGAGTCAATTTCCCGCTGAATATTATCCCTCACATTCTTCTTTATTGAATCCGGCACCTCAGCAGCGCCCCACCAATTAGCACCAAGCTCCGATTTCAACTTCTCTTTAACCAACGTACGAATAGAAACTTCCAAACAATAAAAAAGTTCATAATGGATGGCCATCTCACGAGCTTGAGACCTTATTGACTGGGTAAACTGAGGATAATAATCCTGATCTTTCTCCTCCACATCGTCCATCCCAAGATCTCTATTAAGATCAAGTTGCAAACCTTTCTCTACTCCATCTAAAGCACGCTCAGCCATTTGGTTAGAGAACACAAAAATCTTGATTTTATCTTCCATTTCATTTCTTCAACAGGTTTTCGCGAAGGCTACGAAAAATCGCATTAAAGACAGATACGTCATCTGTCTTTGGTAACACCAAATTTATGGTGTAGGACAATCCAAGCTTCACATCTGACATCTCAGAAAAGCTTATATCCTCAATGACTTTTTTCTCGATTGGCGCACGTTCTTCATGTGAGGCAACTACTGAAAAGTCAGCAAACGATTTCAATGCTTCAAAAGTTCCAACTACAGCCCGAACGCTTGGATTTCCCTTTTCCATGCCTGTGATTTCGACAACAAGTCCTTCAAAGTCGGCCTTACTCAAGCTATGCGCATACTCGTTTCTGGCGTATATATCTGGGTAGGCATTCTTGATTGCCTTTGCCATAGCCGACTTTGATTTTTCAGCATTAGTGTTACGAAACTGCTTATACAACTCTGTTGGAGTTCCATCACTACCTAAAAAGCCAAGCTTCTTTGCTAATGGAATAAAGGCTCTGGCGCCACCTCCAGAAAACCCTAACTCTGTCGCTAGATAGTCTTGCGTAAACCGTTCGGGTGTAGCAGCCACTCTAATTTTTTCTAGAATTCGAGGTATATTTCCTGTCGCGTTCATGAAGGCGGGGTATGCTTTAGCCACTTTTTTCTCCTAGTGTCCGTACCGTGGATGAGGCTTGCTCTTAACGAACGCTACTCTTCCGCCATCATGATGTCTACGTGACATCAAAAAAATTTGGAATGTGGCACTCGTCTATAACTTTTCGCCGACGAGTCAGACCCCGAAAATCGTCGGACGGATCGAAAAACACTGCACACTGCCTAGGAAAAAAGGGACAGATTTATACCATCGCTGAGGAAAAGCTAATCACAAGACAGCAAAAAGCCGCATCATCCGCGGCTTATGTCGTAGGCCTTTAGCTCATCCGGTGTATGCGTCTTGAGCCAATGGGGCAAAGCGGCGTTCATTCGCGTTCGCGAGCCCGGTCCGAAGCCCTGAATCGCTCCAGCACGTCAGCATCAAAACGAACATTAACATGCTCTATTAGTGGCTACCGCTTTGGCCGCCCGCGCTTGGGTTTGAGCATTTCCTTCGCCTGAGCTTGGCCAAACAATCCCACAAACACCTCGCTGGCTGGCTTGGCCTTAGCAAAGTCCTCAGCCGACCATTCCGGGTTCACCGTATCCCCCCTTTCAAGACTAGGTTTCTTGGTCATAACTTTTGACCTCGCGTTTGTTGGCTTATATGAAAGCTCATGACGTGGACCGCGTCACTCATGGGCGAATAACGAGGCCAGGACACGATACCTAAGTTTTAGTAGCCAGAGAAAAAGCAATTCACTTCCAGATACACCTCACGACGGACTGCTGAGTCAACCAAGCGCACCAAGGTGTAAGATGCCCCACAACCGCCCCTCATCGAGGCTGCCATGACTGGAATATCCCTAAACCTGCCTGAAGACCTGTCCAATTCTCTCGCCGACTTGGCCAAAAACAACGGCCAGACACCGAGCTACTTGGCAATGGACGTTCTTCGCGACTACAGCGAGCACAAAAAAACACTGACCGCTCAGATCAAGCTGGCGCTAAAAGACGCCGATGAAGGCAAATTCGCCACCGATGCCCAAGTGGCGGCCATGCGCGCTAGGTGCTGGAGCCGGAATGCAGATTGAGTTGCTTGAAAAAGCACTCAAAATGGAGGACGGAGCGAACTATATCGCTCTCCTTGGCGTACTCCACACACGTCAACGTCCTCGTTCGAAGTGGTGAAAGCCGCAAAACAAGCCTCCCCCACACCCAAGACCCATCCCTGATAAACTGCGCCCCATTCGCCTCGCTAACTCAGATCCCCCAATGCCCCTACAATCCGCCCCCCTCTCCCGCCGCTTCTCCGTCGCCCCCATGATGGATTGGAACTACTAACGCTACAGACCTTGAAACACGTAGCCTATAGGCCACCATAAAAATCTCCGTACCACTTCTGTACCACTCCGCTGCCAAGCACCGTAGCTCTTCGCACATATCTCCTCCGCGTACATCCGCTGCTATGCTTCGTGCTTTCGGAACAAGGGCGATACTGATGGCGAGCGAATACTCACTGGCGGATGTGCTTGAAAGAATGTATGAGAACCAACTGGCGTTAGAGGCGGCAATCATGGAGCTGGCGTTATGGACGGAAGAGCGTGGCGAGTTGACGACTGGTGGGAACGTCCGTGGCGCCCTTCAAACGCTTGGTGATAACGCAGGCCACATTAAACAAGGCTTAGCGAGGCTGAGGAGGCAGGATAGTCCATAAATAAATTTGTTGACAATGCGGAAAAAGATTCAAACGTATCGAACGTTTGAATCTCTTCATCACCTGCTTTTATGAAAATTAGCCCCACCCCAACATAGCGCCTGAAGAAAGCCGAACAGCGCTAGCACAAGCGCATTAGCACTATCGATACTCTATAGGATACATACCATCAAACTGGTGGTTAGATTCAAGTATGAAAATTCTAAGCCTTTCCATTTGCTTCTCTAAGTCTAAGCGTTTCAAGTCAGCAACATAATTAGCTGTATAATGCTGTGCCACTTTAACCTTGCTCGCCTCTTTTATCTCTCCTCCCTTGGTCTTGTAATACCTCAGAAGATTCGCCCATTGCCCACGGCTTTCCAGTGATTTCGCTGAAGGGTGGACCGCAAGAACTGTTGCCTCGACCAATGTCTCATCTAAGTAGTTCTCAACTTCTCGCCCCTTTGTAACCCACGCAAATCCAGGGCCAACGTCAAACTCCTGTTGCAGCCGCTGCTTAGTTAAGGACAATTTAGCATGTGCGCTAGACCTATCACTATCAAACATTATCACCGAATGCCTGTTAAGCTTTCTAATACTTATAAAATCTTCAAGCCTTTCTTGCTCATCGCTATCCAGTGCCGACAAATGGCTAAATAGTCGGCCGCCGTAAAACATTATTGAATAGTGCACGCCCTCCACAAAACTATCAACAAGTGTAGCGATCCAATAATTCAAGTATATTCTGTCGGAAGGTCCTTCAACCCAGATAACACAGTTAGCCTGCAAAATATCGGAAGCTTTATAACCAAGATTACTGCAAATTTCTGAACGTTGCCTGGTGCTCGATATAGCCTCGACTTCAGTAGCGCCCTCAATTTGAGTAACATGAAAAATCTCCGCCTCTACAGCATCTAATAGATGCGCAGAATGAGTGGTAAAAAAATATTGATTATTAGTTTTATTATTCAGGTAGGCCACCAACTTCCGCTGAAGCAAAGGGTGCAAATGCAGCTCGGGCTCTTCTATACATAATATACTATCCTCGAGCAGAGTAGCGGCCGCTGCAAGTATGATAACCTCATGCACACCGGTCCCCAAGGATTCTAGTGGCAAGGTTTTACCGTCCATATGAACGAGTATCATATCTCGATCATGAGGTATCTCTATTGAAGCACTTAAATTTTCGAGCACATCGGATAAGAAATTATTTATTGCAGTAAATTTTAATTTATCTTTTTGAAGTTGCAAAGTCGGGTTCTGGATTTTCGCCAAGCGTTCGATTATCCCTTCTCCGCTGAAATCCGTAGCCTGAGTTCCCGAAGCTCCAATTTTCCTAATTGCAGGAATTACTTCAATCTTCGGGATAGTATCTGGATAATAAGCAAGCGCTAGCATTGTTTCCGGAATCCAATGATCCTTTAAATTCCCACGACCCTGCTTAGTTAAAGCCGCCCATAAAATCTGCCATTCGCTGGGGTTAAGTGCCCCCTCCACTTGCTCTCGATCATAAACCAAGGCAAATTTTTTCTTTAATTTATCGTATATATAAACGAACCACAGCCTCGCCCCGTCATTAAACCCTGGACTCATCAGTACTTTTTTCGCTAACTCCACATGCTGACTAGAGCCTTCGCTGCCAATTTTCCCCCAAAGATACTCATCAATCTCAGAAAACTGCATATTAAAAGCGACTCTACGATCGACCTTACCTTTCGAAATATGCTCATCTATCGCGGACAGTTGAATAGCGTCGCTTATCTTCTCGCCTTTTACTCCACGTAAAAGCGTAGGGTAGTGATGAAAAAGAAAATTAATAATATTAGATTTACCAATATTATTTTGACCTATAATAAAATTTACCTTTTTTAAGGGAGCCAACTTAACAAGTTTATCGCCAATACTTCGATACCCCGAAAAACCAAATCCCTTTAGCAGCATATCACCCTCAGCCTTCTGATTAAATTATACATAACAACTGTTCCGCTTTTTTAGACATCTTTAAATAACACGCAGTGTGCCACCAAGTATCGCCTTTGAATTGCTCGAAGTCGTCTCACTCCGAACGGTGCAATCGCATTACTAGATATTTAAATTTCCCCAAGCTAAGAACCAGGTTCAAACCGCGCCCTTCCATCTGTCGCATCCTCTCGATGCCTCCAGAGGCACAGCCCCACCGGCAAGCCAGACTGATGATCGTTATTATAGTCTCGAAGTGTCTGTGCGACAGCGTTCACGCGCAACAGCTAGCGAACCTCCGCCAGCCCCGGTCCCTTAGAATTTACAGCTTTTCATGTTGACCCACGGGAAAGAGGTTAGGAGGGTTAGTTTTTTTCTGGCTGCCCTGAAGGCCTTGTTTCTTATGGCTTTTCGAAGGGATGGTGGGGTTAGATTCTCGGTTAGGTCTGGTTATTTCCTAACCTTTGTCAGTGTTAAATATTCAATATTTTAATTCCTTTAAAAACAGCTAGTTACGAAAAGCTAACCTTTAACCTAACCCAACCTAACCCATCAAAGTTAGGTCTCAAGCCCAACAAACACGGGCCTTCCAAGCCCAAAGCACCCCTTCAAAAAAAAACTAACCTTTTTCCCGAGGCACCTACTAATTTCAGCCGTTCGTGCGTGCTTATAAGCGTTGCGTAAAACATCCACCCTCGCAGGGTTCCGCAGGTTTCTGTCCCCTCCAAAACGCCAAGCAAGCGCCCAGCCTGCGCCGCCGAGAGTGGTCCGCAGGTGCGCAGAAAAAACGACCCATTTAGCCCGCAGGCGAGGTGGGGGGACGACGGCGCGCGCCAGGTGCAGACCCTCCTACCCACGGCCTGTAGCACGTCACTTCCCCGCGCCGTGTAGCACGTCAACCCCCCATCCAGATCGAGGAGGGCAAGCGCCGCAGCGCCGCGCCGCCCGCCTTCTGTCCGAGAGGGTCCCGACCAATGCCTCAGAACAGCGCCGACCCCGTGTTTATTGGCTCCAACGAGTGCTAAGCCTTGTTGTGACCTGCCCAAAATGCTATGTTGTACAGGGCTTTTTCACGTCGTAGAACCACCGATCTTCATCCCTCCAGACCCTCTTTCCTGCAAACAGCCCTCCCTCCTCCGCTACAGTTCGTCGCCTCAAATCGCGTCTTGGGCAAACCTCGATTACTGTATACGCATACAGTAAAAATTAAGCAGTCACCCTCATGACCCCTACAGAACTCAAACAGGCCTGGCTCGCAAAATGGCGAGGGATGCTGGACGACAACGTGTACCGCATGGATCACCCCGAGGCACACAGAGTTAGTTGCCGGTGGGAAACCCGCGACATGCTGGAGGCAGGCGTGATTGATGATCTGGAAAAGTTTGAAATGGACGAGCAGGTTGACGCGGCTTACTGGCACGCCGTTGAAGAGCTGGCTACCGCCGCCGAGGGGTACATGTTTGGCGGCGACTATGATGTAGTGGATAGGTCCACATCAGAGCGCATTGGGCGGATCACCGCCAACACGTACTATTCAGCCACTGGCCCAGGTGCGGACGGATTTGACGGGAAAGTGATTGGCAACAAACCTGACCTGCGCTTGATATTTCGCTCTGACAAGGAGGTCTGGCGGATAAATGGGCTGCTGCTTACCGCGCCATCAGGCGAGCTGTACGATCTGATGCAGACCGCACAAGTTATAAATGGGAAGGTTTACCCGATCATCGGTGACGCGGACGCCTATCGGACACTTGTAGATTGCGCGCAGGTGACCTTGGAAGAGCGCGATTTTGAAGGTTATAGGATAGCCAGGCCGTTGTTACTATCCGCCAAATTCACCAAGTGCACAGCTTGTAATGATCGCTTCGGCCTGCGCGAGGACTGCATGATGTGCTTAGGTCAGGGCTTTGTCCCCAAAGGCGATAATCAACCAGCGTCGCTTGCATAAGCGGCGACCGCTTCCTCAACCAACTCCCTCCATTCGCCGCAGTCGATCACCTTGCGCTCAAGCATGCTATCCGCCAGGGCGAGGCGTGTTTCATAGCGGTACTCTGGCGACCCCGCCTCAAACTCAGCGCCATTGAGAAGCGCATGCCACGCTTCCATCTCGTTAACCTGACGAATGTCGGTTGTCATGACAAATCTCCGGCGTCGGTGTCTATTGGGTAGAGGCCGGCCGGAGCGCGGCTGTTCACCAGGACCGACGAGCGGAGATAGTTATGTGTGGACGACTTTCACAATACAGCGGCATTCATGACTTCGTTGCGGCATTGAGCATGCCTAATGCCCTGGCAAATTCCGTCGGTGAGCTGCCGCTTGATCGTTACAACGTGGCTCCAACCACCCAGGTTGCTCTATTGCACCTGCAGGGCGACCTGCTGCATGCCGACCCGGTGCGCTGGGGGTGGCGACCGCATTGGGCAAAGGACAGAGCTGCGCCAATCAATGCCCGAGTCGAGAAAGTCGCGCACGGATCGTTCTTCCGCTCGATCTGGCCATACCGCGCAATCGCGCCAATAGATAACTGGTTTGAATGGGTTGACGAAGGCGGCCCCAAAAAACAGCCCTACCTGATCCGCCGGAGGGATGGCGCGCCAGTGCTGTGCGCATCGATCGGTCAGCTGCCCGACGTCGATCACGGACCAGGCGAGCATGACGGCTTCGTGATTATTACCGCAGACAGTGTCGGGGGCATGGTGGACATCCACGACCGAAGGCCCGTGGTGTTAACCCCGGACCTGGCCCGTGAATGGTTGGACCCGGCAACGCCAAAGGAACGTGCCGAGCAGATGGTGTTGCATCAAGGCGAGCCGGCCGAGGCCTTTGAATGGTTCAAGGTCGACGTCGCGGTCGGTAACGTAAAAAACAAAGGACCCAGTTTGATCCAGCCAATGCGCTAGAACAGGCCGCCGAAGGCGTTCGGCTCCCAGTTCATGATGATCAGCTCCCCGCTCACTTCTGCTTTGCCTTGCCGCTGATTCGCCGTGCTGTACCGAATATCCACCGTTTCAAAGTGAAAGCCCTCGAACACCCGGCGGATATCTGGGTGGTCGTTAATACTCACCATCACCTTGCCCTTGCAACGCCGCATGAAGTCGGCCATCCGCTCATAGTTCTCAAACGGAAAGTCCACCCCATAGCCAGCTGTCTGCCAGTAAGGCGGGTCCATGTAGTGGAAGGTGTGCGGTCTGTCGTAGCGTTCAGCGCATTCAAGCCAGCCCAGGTTCTCGACATAGGTGCCAGACAACCGTTGCCAGGCCGCAGACAGGTTTTCCTCGATCCGCAACAGGTTGATGGCTGGGCCGGTGGTGGCGGTACCGAAGGTCTGCCCGCTGACCTTGCCGGCGAAGGCATGGTGCTGCAGGTAGAAAAAACGGGCCGCCCGCTGAATATCGGTCAGGGTTTCCGGCCGGGTCATCTTCTGCCATTCGAACACCTGCCTGGAGCTGAGCGCCCATTTGAACTGGCGCACGAACTCCTCCAAGTGGTTTTGAACGACCCGATACAGCGTCACCAGGTCACCGTTGATGTCGTTGAGTACTTCGACAGGCGCAGCCTGGGGACGCATGAAATAGAGCGCGGCGCCGCCGGCAAAGACCTCGACATAGCATTCGTGCGGCGGGAACAGTGGAATAAGACGATCTGCCAGGCGACGCTTGCCGCCCATCCACGGGATAATCGGTGTGCTCATAAGTGATCCTTGTTTTGAAAATTGGATTCGCTTAGGCTTCGCACCCCCTGCGCAGTGGGGCGAGGCCTTGGTTGGAGCACTCGGCGTGTTCGAGTGATTCAGCGTCGAGCGGGTGTTAGCGCACACGCTCGTCGCCTCGTTTACTGCGCGGGGGTACTACTTCCCCCCCGTTGGAAGCTCAAATTCTTTGAAGCTGACAACCTCTTCACCCAGCCAGTCGTTAACCTGGGCCAGCCTGGCCTGCAACGGCTCCAGCTCGTTGACCGCCCAAACTTCAGCAGCCTCTCGCAACGACCCGAAACCGCCCGCGTTCTGCGGCACGATGCCCATCAATTGGGGTGGAATACGCAAAGCCGCGAGCAGATCGTCGCGGCTGATGTTCTTGATCGAGCTGAACTCGTCCTTGGCAGCAACCTCGCTCACCGGGATCAATTGGATGCCATCTTTCTTCCCGGCCGGCGCGTACACGAAAAGGTTGCGAAAGTTACCCGGCCCTTTCGAGTTCTTCAGCGCTGTGCGCAGGGAGTCGATGTCCTCTTCCTTCTGCGCCGCGTCGGTCATATACAGAATGAATCCGGCATGACTGCCGTTGTTGTAGTACTTGCGACGGAATAGCGTGGCGCTCTCGTTGAGCAGCGCGCTCTGCAGCGCTGCCAGCCACTCCGGCAACCCATAAATCTCTTGATTGATATCGGCCTCGCGTAGGTGGCAAACCGAACCTGGTGCAAACTCGTGCTCATCCTTCCAGCCGCGCACCTGGTAATAGGTTTCCATGTCGACGCCTCGACGCATGTACTTCGCCAACGGCGGCAGCAAGCCCATGGTGTTGCGCAGCATGTTGTTGCGCTTTTCAAGGTAGCAGTTGCCGCACCAGAGCCAGTCCAGGGCGAACTGCTCAAAGGCCTGACGGCTCAACAGCCGGTGTGGAACGAACGTGCGGGCCAGCATGTTGCGCTTGAAGTTGAGGCCGGACTGCAGGTAAACACTGGCGCGGGTCGTCTTGGCTAACCCATCCATGGACATAGGTGTTTCGAACCAACGCCCATTGGCCCAGCACTCCAGGTAGTCGAGGATCTCCCTGCTATCGAGCACGGGCGCCGGATCACCGAAGGTGAATGCCTCGACCGGGCCGGATTCAGCGGGTAGCACGTCCCCCTCAATGGGTTGCTGAACGGTGCTCAGTTGGGTTCCGCGCTTACGTTTGCTCATCAATAGGACTCCATAAATCCGGTATTCGCCGTGGTCTGCCCTTCAAGAGGCTCGTTATGCAGGGCGTGGAAGGTCGCCCACGCCAAGTCGGCATGGCCTGTCTCGTCGGTGCGACCGGCCGTATAAGTGAACTGGCGCCCGGAGGCGGTGACTGTTTTGCGAATAGCCATCAACGACTGCGCCATATCCGTCCAACCGGCATCAAACTCCAGACGGCCGTTCTTGATGACGTCGTACGCCTTCAACACCAGGCGCGTCTTGACCTCAGGCGAATAGCTGAACGTGGTGATATTCGGGAAGAATTGCTTCACCAACTGGGCCACACCAGACCCCATACCGGTGATGTCGATACCGATGTAAGTCACCCAGTAGCGCCTGGTGACCTGGCGAATCGACTCGGCCTGGGCGGCAAAGTCCATCCCCCGGAATTGGTGTCTTTCCAGCACCCGGAACTTGCCGCCGGGAACCGTCGGTGGAGCAATTACCACCAATGCAGCGCTGTCGCCGTTCTCAGCTGGGTCGTAGCCCACCCAAACCTGGCGATCTCCAAACGGACGCGCGGCAAACGGTTTGTAGTCCTCGGCCCATAGATCCCAGCTGTCCACCATGCAAGGCTGCAGCATCGCAAGCGGGAATATGCTGGCACCGTCGTCGATGAACTGGCACATCAGCAGGTTCTGGAAAGCCTCGGCATCGTATTCCTGGCGCAGCTCGTCCAAGTCGAACAGGTCGCAACCACGGTCTTCAGCGTCCAAAATGGTGACGATCTGCCGCCACACCCGGTCTTCACACAGCCGGCCCTGTTGCAGGGCATCGTGGGAAACGTCGATTTTGACCCGTTGCGCCGCCGGTTTGCCTTTGTTGAAACGCTCGCCAGTCCAGAACGTATAGGCTTCGTGGGCCATGCTGGAAGGTGTCGAAAAGTAGGTCCGGCGGTATTGCTTCTGCATCGCCATGCCGCTGGCGACCTTGTTCAGTTCCTTGAACTTGAACGTCCAAAAAAATTCGTCGAAGTAGAAGTTGCCGTGATAGCCCTGGGCCGTCCGAGCGTTGGTGCCCAGGAAGTGCAGCTCGGCGCCATTGCCCAGGATGATTGGATCGCCGGTCAGCTCAACACCCACCACCTCACGGGCAAAAGCCTGGATGTAAGCCTTGAAGATGTGCGCCTGGTTTTTCGAGGCCGACAGGAAAATCTGGTTGCGACCCGTCGTCAGCGCATCGATCAGCGCTTCACGGGCGAAATAGTAAGTCGCGCCGATCTGCCGTGACTTGAGTATCGCGCGGGTTCGCTGATTGCCGGCCTTGTACCAATCCAACTGGTAACCGAAACAGCCATCAATGAACGCTTCGGTCAGTTTTTCGATGTGTTCTTCGTCGAACTCGTTGCGTTTCGGCGCTTTTTTCGGTCCCTCATTGCGCTTAGCCAGGTTCGGGTTCAACTCGGTTTCGGTACCGCCGTCGTTGAAGCGCTGAATACGGGCTTGCCGCTCCAGTTGGCGGTGCAACAGGTCAATTTCCTTGTAGTCGGACCCTGACTTGGGGTCTTTCAGGATCAGCTGCACCAAGCGGGCTTCGGTCGCTGCCTGAATACGCTCCAGCGGTGTCGCCCGGTCCCATTCGTCACGGGCCTTCCAGCTGTGCAGTGTTTTTTCCTTCTCCCCGATCAACTCAGCGATCTCGCACACGCGATAGCCCTGCCAATACAGGTGCTTGGCGTGGCGGCGGTGATCGGTAGGTAATTCGACGATGGCATTCATGGCGCAGATGCTGCCGCCCGCGCGCGAACAGTTCCCCCTCCGCCCCTTGTAGATCAACGATCTACAACAGCGCCTCGTTGCCCGTCGCGCCCGCGCTCAACAACATGCGCTCATCGCCAAGGCAGACTGCCACCGCACTGAGGGATTCACGCATGGCCGGCAAAACCGACAACCCAGCCAAGAAACAACGCTCCAAGTTCTTCCGTGTCGCCGTTGAAGGCGCCACTACCGATGGTCGTCAGATCGAGCGCCAATGGCTGGTCGACGCTGCCGAAACCTACAGCCAGAACACCTACGGTGCGCGGGTTTGGATTGAGCACATGCGCAGCTTGCTGCCGGATAGCCCTTTCCGCGCTTACGGCGATGTCGTCGCGCTGAAGACGGAAGAGGTGGAGATTGCCGGGGCCAAAAAATTGGCCTTGTTCGCGCAAATCGAACCGACCTCCGACCTGATCGCCATGAACAAAGCACGGCAGAAGCTGTACACCAGCATCGAGATTCGGCCGAAATTCGCCGACACCGGCCGCGCCTATTTGGACGGCATTGCCGTTACCGATACCCCGGCCAGCCTGGGCACTGAGATGCTGACGTTCAGCGCCCAACACCCGGACATGAACCCGCTGACCAGTCGCAAACGCGACCCCGGCAACCTCTTTTCTGAGGTCGTCGAGATCGAACTTGAATTCGAAGAAGTTGAGGACGAAAGCGGCAAAGTCGCAGGCCTGTTTAGCCGCGTTCTCGACCTACTCGGCAAGAGCAAGGACAAGGAAGGCAAGGACGCCGCCCTATTCACTGAACTCGGCGAGGCTGTTGAAGCCATGGCCGAGCATGTCGCCGGTCAGGGCGAAGCCTTTACCGCCGAAAAAACCGCCCGCGAAAAGCTGCAGACCGCTCACGAAAAGCTGTCTGCCGACTTCACGGCGTTGGTTCAACAGCTCGAAAAAACCCCGGACACCACCGGCCAGAAACCGCAGTACTCCGTTCGCCCGCCGGCTACGGGCGGTGACGGCGCGCTCGTCACCGACTGCTAATCCAGATCACGGACAACACCCAGCCAAGGAACATCGGAGAACACCATGCGTAACGATACTCGCGTTCTTTTCAACGCTTACCTGCAACAACTCGCCCAATTGCACGGCGTGAGCGACGTCACCACCAAATTCACAGCTGCTCCATCCGTTGCACAGACGTTGGAAACCCGGATGCAGGAGTCGAGCGCGTTTCTCAGCTCGATCAACGTCTATGGCGTGGCTGAGCAATCGGGCGAAAAAATCGGCATCGGTATCGACGGTACTATTGCCGGCACCACCGATACCACCCAGCAAGACCGCGAGCCACGCGATCCTACCGGCCTCGACAACCGTGGGTACACCTGCACCCAAACCAACTTCGATACCGGCCTGCGTTACCAGAAGCTGGACCAATGGGCCAAGTTCAAAGACTTTCAGGCGCGTATCCGTGACGCCATCATCCGGGCCCAGGCGCTCAACCGGATCATGATTGGCTGGAACGGTACCAGCCGTGCGGCGACCTCTAAACCGGACATCAACAAGCTGCTGCAGGACGTTAACGTCGGATGGCTGCAAAAGATGCGCCTGGAGAACCCTGCACGCGTTATGAAAGAAGTGGTCGACGGCAGCGGCAAGATCCAGATCGGCGCGGGCAAGGACTTCGAAAACATCGACGCCCTGGTCGTGAGCATGGTCAACGAGTTCATCGAGCCCTGGTACCAGGAAGATACTGACCTGGTGGTGATCTGCGGTCGCCAGCTGCTGGCCGACAAGTACTTCCCGATCATCAACAAAACCCAAGCGCCGACCGAAATGCTCGCGGCCGATATCGTCACCAGCCAGAAGCGCATCGGCAACCTGCCGGCGGTGCGAGTGCCTCACTTCCCGCCGAACGGCCTGTTGGTTACCCGCCTCGACAACCTGTCGATCTACTGGCAGGAAGGCACCCGCCGCCGCACGGTGGTGGATAACGCCAAACGCGACCGTATCGAAAACTACGAGTCGGTCAACGAAGCCTACGTGATCGAAGACCTTGGCTGCGCAGCCATGGCCGAAAACATCACCCTGAGCTAAGGCGAGCAACCATGACCAATCCTTGCCGTCGTCACTTCCAGCGCGTCACGGCAGCCGTCGCAGCGGCCGCTGTGGCCGGCCCAGCCATGACCATGGAAGGTTCCACTGTTTACGAACTGCACCTGGCGAAACTTCAGCAGGACTACTTGCGCCTGAAACAGGTGCAGTCCACCGAAGGCAAAGCAGAGCTGAAAAAGCAACTGCTGCCCGAATACGTCCCATACGTGGAAGGCGTGCTGGCAGGCGGCAAAGGCGCGCAGGACCAGGTGCTAACCACTTTGATGGTTTGGCGAATGGATGCCGGCGACTTTGCCGGCGCCCTGGACATTGCCGAGTACGTCATCCAGCACGCCTTGCTCATGCCTGACCGCTTCGAACGCACTACCGGCACCATCGTTGCCGAAGAAATTGCCGAAGTCGCCCTGAAGGCGCAGAAGGCCGGTGGCACGTTCGACGTGAAGCTGCTGCTGCGCACTGAGCAAATCGCGGGTGAAGAAGACATGCCCGACCAGGCTAAAGCCAAGCTGCATCTGGCCCTGGGCAAAGCTTTCGCAGAGATGGTTTCGGACGACGACACGTCGGAAAGCAAGGTGGCCGCCCTGTGTCACCTGGAGTCCTCGAAAAAATATCTGTCCCGCGCCATCGAGCTGAACACCAACTGCGGTGGCAAAAAGGATTTGGAGCGCGTCGAGCGTCTCCTAAAAAAATACGCTGCTCCAGCAGCTAACTGAGCGTCCCCACGCACCCCGCCGGCTCGGGGCGGATCGGCCAGGCCGCTCCTCCTGAACGTGAAGCCCCGACCACCGGCGACCTATTTTCGAGTGCAGTCTCATGAGCGCATTTGTAGCCAGCGGCACCGTTGCCAGCGGCCACATCAACACCGACCCGTTCTGGCCGTCGATTGACCTGGATAGCCTGCGCGCCACCCTGCGCATCGACGCCAGCGTCACCCCAGCCCGCTTGGAAACCGCCGTGATCTCTGCCGCTATCAACCTCAACCGCGAGCTGAGTGACTGGCGAGCAGCTCAACAGGCAGCTGGTTACGCCACGTTGGACGCTGTACCAGGTGATCGGATCAAAGACGTATCGGTAAAGGCTCACCTCTACCGCCGCGCGATCGAGGCCGGTACCGGCGCCGAAGTCTGCGAGCGCTTTCGTGACTACAGCGCCACCAACACCGGCAACAACAAGGCCGAAGAGGTCGCACCTACCATCGATGACTACCGCCGCGATCTGCGTTGGGCGGTGCGTGACTTTCTCGAAAAAAGCCGCACCACCGTGGAGCTGATCTGATGGCCGTCGCCGTCCGCGCCAATCAAAACGACACCGTCGACGCCCTGTGCTGGCGGTATTACGGCCGAACCGCGGGCGTTACCGAAGCGGTGCTGCAGGCGAACCCCGGCCTGGCCGATTACGGCCCCGTCCTGCCGCAAGGCCTCGTCATCAACATGCCCGAAGCCCAAACCAGCGCGCCCCAACGGCAGATGGTGAACCTATGGGACTGACCCACTGCTACCAAGGAAACCCACACCATGGCTGATCCGACTTCCAGCGTTGTGTCCGGCCTGCTCATTGGCTTGGGCCTGTCCACCGTTACCCCCGTGATCGACGACGGAGCGCTATTCGGCGCGATCCTCGGCGCATGGCTGGTGACCAGTCTTAAGCGCGACCTCAAGGTCTGGCAGCGCCTGGGCTCCCTGATCCTCTCCGCTGGGGTGGGCTATCTGTTCGCACCTATGGCGTTGAAAGCAATCCCGTTCATCACCAGCGGCGGCAGCGCGTTTATCTGTGCCCTGGTGGTCATCCCGATCAGCATCAAACTGATGGTGTGGGTAGAAAAGGCGGATATCTGGGACATCTGGCGTCGAATCCGAGGGGGTGCCTGATATGCCGAACATCGAACTGGCCGTGCAGTTGGTCACGGCAATCGCGTACCTGCTGAGTGCATTGCGCCTGGCCTGCTACACCCGAGGCGATGCCCGGTACCGGCGCAGCATCTCTCTTCTTGCAAGCCTTTTTGGTGCCGTGCTGTGCATCTGCGGTCTGGAAATCCTGCTGGAGCGCCAGCCCACGAGCCTCGGCCAGGCCTCGTCCATCGTGCTGCTCTGCATCCTGATTTTCCGTTCACGCGGCAACGTCGCCGCCCTGTTGAGGCCCAGTTCATGACCACCACCCTTCGCCACGGCGACCGCTCACAGGCGGTGCTGATTCTGCAAAAAAACCTCAACAGGTACGGTGCCAACCTGGTGCCGGACGGTCACTACGGTGACGCCACCGAGATCGCCGTACGCGCCTACCAGTTGAAAGTTGGCTTGGTAGCCGATGGCGTTGCCGGTACCAAGACCCAATCCAGCCTGGCAGGCGGCGACTGTGCCCAACTGCTGCGCAACCACGACCTGGTAACCGCTGCTGAACGCCTCGGCGTGCCGCTGGCGACTATCTACGCCGTCAACGAAGTGGAATCGAAAGGCAAAGGCTTCCTGGAAAACGGCAAGCCGGTGATCCTGTTCGAACGGCACGTCATGTACCGACAGCTCGCGAAGGTTCGACACACCGGTGATGACCCGGCGCAGATCAAGCGTCACGCCGATGAACTTGCTGCGACGAATCCCGCCCTGGTCAACCCGAAGGCCGGTGGTTACATCGGCGGTACCGCCGAGCACCAACGCCTGGCCATGGCCCGCCAGATCGACGACACGGCCGCACTGGAATCGGCGTCCTGGGGCGCCTTTCAAATCATGGGCTACCACTGGCAACGTCTTGGCTACGCCAGCGTTCAGGACTTTGTGGCGGCAATGAGCGCCGGCGAATCGCAGCAATTCGACGCCTTCACTCGCTTCATCGAGACGGACCCGGTGCTGCACAAGGCTTTAAAGGCCCGCAAATGGGCCGAGTTTGCACGTCTCTACAACGGGCCGGACTATCTGCGCAACCTCTACGACACCAAGCTTCAGCGAGCCTATGAGCGGCACGCCAGCTGCGAGTGCGGGAAAGGGGTGGCGGCATGATCGACTTCGAAGCGGTTCAAAAACTGAGGGTGCAGGACGGTGACCTTTTGGTGGTGCCGGAATCGACCGAACAGGAAGACATGGTGCGGCTGGCCGAGTGCATCCAGCTGATGAACAACGCAAGGGCAGTAATCGTGCGCGGCCCGATTAAACAGCTCGACACCGCTGCCATGAACAAACTCGGCTGGTACCGGGCGTGAGCACCCTGCGCCAGGCTCTGTACGGCATTGCGCTGCTCGGTGCCCTGGCGCTGCTGATCTGGGGCCAGCAACAGCGCATAGACGCCGCCGAGGAAAAAACCGCGCGGGCAAATGACGCCGCCAAAACAGCCCGCGAAGACGCGAACCGTAACCTGGCCACCGTCAACACTCTCACCACCACCCTGCAGCAGGAACGCGAAAGCCAGTCCGCTCTGCGCGCCCAGCAGGACCAGCTGCGCCAGGCTCTGGCCAAGCGCGCGCGAACCATAGAGGAACTGAAACGTGAGAACGACGAACTACGCAACTGGGCTGTTCAGCCTCTGCCTGACGCTGCTCGCCGGCTGCGCGAGCGCCCCGCCCTCACCGGCGCCGCAGCTTACCGTGACTGGCTGTCCGGCCGTGGTGCCGTGCCAACTGCCAGCGACAAGCCCAGCCGCTAACGGTGACCTGCTCACCGACGAAGACCGCGCCGAAGCCGCCTGGGCCGATTGCGCCGCCCAGGTCGACATGGTCTACAAACACCAGCAGGCCCATCCATGAACAAGCATGAGAGCCTGCGCGCTCACCTGTTGGCTACCGTTGCCGAGCTGAAACACAACCCGGACCTGTTGCTGATCTTCATCGACAACGGCAAGGTCCGCTGCACGGCTGCGGCGAGCCTTTCCTTTGAGTACAGCTACGATTTGCAGATCATCTTGACCGCCTTCGCGGGGCATCCTGACAGTGTGATGCTGCCCGTACTGGGGTGGATCAGCATCAACCAACCGGAGCTGCTGGAAAACTACGAAAAAATGCAGAACGGTATTCAGTTCGAAGCCGACATTCTCGACAAAGAAAAAGTGGATCTCGGCCTTACATTGCGCCTAACGGAACGGGTGGTGGTAGGCACGGATGAGCAAGGTAAGACCACTGTTCGCCATGTCGGTGAGCCACAACGAGTGGCGGGTTATCTCGATCCGAATTGGATACCGGGTTCCCAAGGCAACGCCAGCGAATGGATGGTCCCCGATGACAAATAAGCTGGAAGCGCTTGAGACCTGGGCGTCCGGACTGCTGGATCAACTGCAGCCAGCAGCCCGCAATCAACTCGCCCGCTCCATCGCTCAGGACCTGCGGCGTAGCCAGCAGAAGCGTGTGCTGATGCAGCAAAACCCGGATGGTAGCAAGTTCGCACCCCGGAAAAAGCGCGACTTGCGCGGCAAGCAAGGCCGCATCCGGCGCAAAGTTGAGATGTTCAAAAAGCTGCGCACCGCGACCTACATGAAAGCTCGAGGCGATAGCGACGCCGCTATCGTTAGTTTCACAGGGCGCATTGCCCGGATCGCCAGAGTTCACCAACTCGGTTTAAAGGACCGCGCAGAGCGCGACGCGCCCGAAGTACGCTACGAACAACGCGAGTTACTGGGCTTTACGGACGAAGACCTCGATTTGATCCGCGACAGCTTATTGACCCACCTGACACTGTAACCCCCCTTCCTACAAGGCGCCGAAGCTGCGCCCGCACGCGCGTGGCGCCACCATCGGCGCCATGAACGACTTAGCCGCCCTCGCCCGCCTGCTCGAAAACCTCATCCGCTTCGGCGTCATCGCCGCCGTGCAGATGGAGCCCCCGCGCGTGCAGGTAAAAACCGGAACGCTGACCACCGCCTGGCTACCATGGCTCGCGTTGCGCGCCGGGGCCGACCGCGAGTGGGACCCGCCCACCCTGGGCGAGCAGGTGATGCTATTCAGCCCATCCGGCCAGCTCGCCAACGGCATCGCCGTGACTGGCGTATTCAGTGACCACATCCCGGCCAACGGCAACCGCCCTGGCCTGCACCGTCGTACCTACGCCGACGGCACGGTGATCGAATACGACAGCGTGGCCCACCACCTCAACGCCACGCTGGTCGACGGCGGTACAACCAACCTGATCAGCAAGGGTGGCATCAACCTGGTCGGCGACATAACGCACCAGGGCGACTACATCCAAACCGGGAATCAGACCGTCACCGGTCGGGTTGACGTGTCGATTGACGTGGTCGCAGCCGGCGTCAGCCTGGTCAAACACCCGCACACCGGCGTCAAGGCCGGCAGCGAGCAGTCCGGGGTGCCCATCCCATCATGAACCGACATACCGGCGGCGCCATCAGCGAGCGCGAGCTTATCAGCCAGTCGATCACCGACATTCTGACCACACGCATAGGCACGCGTGTAATGCGCCGCGAATACGGCAGCCTGGTGCCCGAGCTGGTCGACCACCCATTCAACGACGTCAACCGCCTGCGGGTTTATGCAGCCACGGTCATGGCCCTTATGCGCTGGGAAACCCGCATCAGCTTGAGCCGCGTGCAGTTCGCAGGCGCGAACATGCAGGGCCAGGCCTCGATCGATCTGGAGGGCACCGTGGTGGATACCAATGAGCCGCTGAGCCTCAGCGTACCGCTGCAGCTAGGGGGCAGTGTATGAACAGTTTTGCTGCCATCGACCTCAGCCAACTGCCGCCGCCGCAGATTGTCGAGCAAATCGACTTCGAACAGATCCTGGCTGAGCGGAAGGCGTACATGATCAGCCTATGGCCGGCCGACGAGCAGGCCCAAATCGCGGCCCGTCTGGAGATCGAGTCGGAGCCACTGACCAAGCTGCTCCAGGAAAACGTATACCGGGAAACCGTGTGGCGTCAGCGGGTCAACGAAGCGTCGCTTGCCAACCTGCTCGCCACCGCGCGCGGCACTGACCTGGAGCAGTTAGCCGCAAACTTCAACGTCAAGCGCCTGGTGATTCAGGAAGGCAAAGCCAACGCTGTGCCGCCGATTCCGAAGCTTATGGAGGGCGACGATAGCCTGCGCGAGCGTGCGCAAATGGCCTGGGAAGGTTTGAGCACCGCCGGCCCGCGCAACAGCTACATCTTTCACGCCAGGGCCGCGGATGGTCGCGTGGCCGATGCCACCGCCGAAAGCCCCTCGCCTGCCGTCGCCGTGGTCACGGTTCAGTCATTGCTGGGCAATGGTACGGCGCCCCCCGACCTGCTTGCCGTCGTCAACGCTTACCTAAGCGACGATGACCGCCGGCCGGTGGCCGACCGTCTCACCGTTCAGGGCGCGCAGATTCTGAATTACCAGGTCAAGGCCAAACTCTACCTGCTATCGAGCGGGCCGGAGTCGGAACCTATCTTGGCTGCTGCCGAACAGCGTCTGCTGGCCTACGTTCATCAGCGCCGTCGCCTGGGCATGGAGGTCTCCGAATCGGCCCTGCACGCCGCTCTGCACGTCGAGGGCGTGCGCAAGGTCGAACTGGAAGGCTGGGTGGACATTGTCGCGACTAAGGCTCAAGCGCCTTTTTGCACCCGCATCACACTGAGCCGAGGCGCCGAGTAATGGGTGCTCAGCAGCTGCTACCCGGAAACGCTACACCGCTGGAGCGCCAGGCGGCGCAGGCACTTGCGCAGATCCAGCGCGTGCCGATCCCCCTGCGACAGCTCTGCAACCCGGACACCTGCCCTGTGGACCTGTTGCCCTATCTGGCGTGGGCTTTCTCGGTTGATCGCTGGGACAGCAAGTGGACCGAGGCTGCGAAACGCGCGGCAATCCGTTCCTCCCATTACGTCCACTCGCGCAAAGGCACCATCGGCGCTTTGCGCCGTGTGGTGGAGCCACTCGGCTACCTGATCGAGGTGCTGGAGTGGTGGCAAACCACGCCGAACGGCGTACCTGGCACATTCGCCATCAAGGTGGGTGTGCTGGAAACCGGCATTACCGAGGAGATGTATCAGGAGCTGACCTGGCTCATTGACGACGCCAGGCCAGTTACGCGCCACCTGACCGGCCTGGCCATCAGCCTCGAAACCACCGGTGGCATCAACATTTTCGCCAGCACTTACGACGGCGATGAGATCGACGTCTATCCGCCGGTTCTTCGCGACATCGTCACCACGGGCGTAATCCGCGCACCGGGGCGCGAGCACACCATCGACACCCTCGACATTTATCCGCCAGTACCAGGGCTCATCAACCTTACGTGCTACATCGGCGCCGCTGGCCGGGAACACTCCATCGACACACTGGACATCTACCCATGATCGATCACAACTCTCAGTTTTTCGCGATTCTCACGGCGGTTGGTGAGGCGAAACAGGCCAATGCGGACGCGCTGGGCATTCCCTGGAAACTCACCGAAATGGGCGTCGGCGATGCGAACGGCACCGACCCAACCCCCGACCGGACCCAGAAAAAGCTGATCAACGAGCGCCGCCGCCGGCCGTTGAACAAGCTGTCGATTGATCCTGCCAACACCAATATCCTCATCGCCGAGCAGGTCATCCCCGCTGATGAGGGGGGCTGGTGGATTCGGGAGATCGGGCTGTACGACGGTGACGGCGACCTGGTTGCCGTGGCGAACTGCGCCCCCAGCTATAAGCCGCTGATGTCGCAGAACTCGGGCCGGACGCAGGTGGTCCGCATGAATTTCATCGTCTCCAGTGCCGCCAATGTGGTGTTGATGATCGACCCGGCCGTTGTGCTCGCCACACGCAAGTTCGTTACAGAGTCCATCGCTGAAGCGCTCAATCAGCAGGATGTGAAACAGTCAGTGCTGGTAGCGACCACCGGCCCTATCGTCCTGGCCGGTGCGCAGACAATTGACGGCGTAGCAGTGCCAGTGGGCTCTCGGGTGTTGGTGAAGGACCAGGCCCAGGGCAAAGACAATGGCTTATACCTCACCACTGCAGAAATCTGGACCCGTACTGCGGATGCCGATATCGGCGCGGAGGTGACACCCGGTTTGTTGGTTCACGTTGAGCGCGGCGCCGCCAATGGCGACACGCTCTGGCAGCTGGTCACTGACGCGCCGATTGTGTTGGGCACCACGCCTCTCTCGTTTCAATGGGCAGGTGGGCAGAACGCCCCGACCCCGCCGGTTAATGACCGATCGAAGCGGGTGGCGAACACCGAGACAGTGCGCAACCAGATCGAGAGTCCACTCCAGCAGTTCCCGGTGCACGTATTCCGCAAGAACCGGTTGATCAACGGTGCCTTCCAGATTTGGCAGCGGGGCAAGTCAGGCGTTGTTGGCAAAGCCAATGGCGACCCCGAAAGCACGTTCGGCCCGGACCGCTGGATGATTTACAGCCCAAAAAACGCCACCTGCAATTGGAGCCAGCTGCCACTCGAGCAGGATGCCAATATCAACGAGGCAAAGTTTGCCTTGAGACTTTCGCGCCAGGGTGAAGGCCAGGGCTGGAACCTCAGTCAGCGTATCGAGAACGTCGAAACACTGGCCGGCGGGAAGGTCACCGTCTCGTTTTATATGAAAACCAGCGTTCCACATACGTGTGCGGTGATTCTTCGCCAGAACTTCGGGGTGAACTCAACCGAGCCGAACGTCGATGTGGGCACCTCAGTGGAGTTGACGACGGTATACAAAAAATACGTCGTGACCCTCGACCTGGGCGGCGTGGTGAACAAGAACAAGGGCGTTGCGAACGACTTCCTGGAAGTTATCTTTGCCAGCTGGGGCACGGGTGCCCACTACACGGACATTACCAACGTTCAGATCGAGTCCGGCAGCGTGGCGACTCCATACGATTACAGGACGCACCAGGAGGAGTACCGCGCATGCCTGCGCTACTTCGAAAAGTCTTTCCTGCAGGATCACCCCCTGAAATCGAACAACGGTCCGTCGACCTGTATTGCCACCTTCACGCAGTCCGCAGCAGCACAGGCCTCGCAGTCAGCCTTGCGTATGGACTTCCGGGAAGTAAAACGCGTCGTTCCTACGCTGAAATTGTTTTCACCTGGTGAGAGCTCGTCGGAGATCTGGGCGCAGTCCTCCGTCAAACCCTGCACATCCACGAATATCCAGAGCTTATGGGCAACAGGCTTTTCGCTTTCATGCGTGCCGCCGGCTGGGTCCATTCCTGGCTATACCCTACAAATCGAGTGGACCGCCGACGCGGAACTTTGAGGTAATGACGATGAATGATGTTGCATACAAGTTTACGCCAGCGGGTGTCCAGAGACTGACTGATCAGGTGTTTGTTCCCGAGGACAGGCTGATCAGCAGCCCGCCGAACTTACCGAACCCGGCGAGCACCGGCTGTAGAGCTTCGCTGATTCCCTGCCAGAAACCGAGGAAGAAACCCTTGACTGGTTTCCAGTATTTGTAAATCAGCAACGCGGCTGCGACCAGGCCCGCGACGGCGGCTATTAGCCACCCGACCGGGGTAGCTAGGATGGCCGCGCCGACCGTGCTGACGGCGCCGCTGAGCATAGGTAATACGCTGACCGCCGCAAGCCGCGCGGAACTGATCAGCGTAGGGATGATGCCAATGATCCCGCCGACGGCCCGGCTGGCAGTGACGGTTCTCCAGACTTTTCCCATCCGGCCAACCTCTACGCCGGCGCCTGCGGCCGCGATACGGGTTCCGATCAGCTGAGCTTTGATGCTTCCGAGGCGAATGCCGAACATCGCCATGCCATAACGCAGCACGGCGAAAGGGCCGAGCATGCTTGCCATGGTCAATGCCAGCGTGCCGAAGACCAGCGCTGCAGCCGCGACAGCCGCGACGACTTTTACCAAGCCGCCGGCCAACTTTGGGTTTTCCCTGGCCCAGGCTCCGACGCCGTTGGCAAGATCGCCAAGCGTATTGATCAGCCCTTTAAGCTCGGGCGCAACTGCGGCTCCGAACTCCGCCATTGCATTGGTAAAGCTGCCCTCGGCCGCTTCCATGACGTTGGTGAGAGTGCCGAGCTGTTCGTTCACACGGGTGCGCAAATCGGCTTGATTTTGCAGCTTCTGCTGCACCTCCCTATACCCGGCTAGACCCTTGCTCATCATAGTGTTCAAAGTGGTCATTGTTTCGGAGTCGTCGCCGAATAAACTCTTGATGGTCGCGGTGCGGTCTTCGTCGTTCAGTGTCTTGAGCTTCTCAACTTGAGCGAAAAGGTTTTCCAGTCCGGCGAAGTTGCCCTTGTCATCGGTAAACTTGAAACGAATGGATTTACCTTCCAACGCCATGATCTCGTTGACGTCCTTGACCCCGTCCTTGTCCAGGCCTGCCTGAAAGATCTTCCGGTACGCGTTGCCAGCGGCACCGCCTTCCATGCCTGCCTGGTCCATCATGACCAGAAGGGGGGCCAGCTCAGCGGCGGCATCGATACCCGATTTTTTGATGGTGTCCATCACCGGGGCAATTTTACTGAATCCCTGCAGCATGTTGGTCGGATCAACGCCGGCATAGAACCCTCGCTGGATGGTGTCCATCAGCGACATCATGTCTTTCTCTGACGTGCGAGTAGCGTCCTGCATCTTGGCCGCGAATTCGGCTGCCTCTGTGGCCTCCATTTTCAGTTGGACCCCGAGATATGCAGCAGCCTCTCCGGTGCCGCCAAGAATGCTTTGTGCACTCAGTCCCTGGCGCCGAAGCATGGTCATCATGTTCTGAAAATCGGCTGTGGTGCCTGGCAGGCGGTCGCCCAACTTGGTCGCCAGGTCTGTGATCTTCTGGAAGTCCTCCGGGACCTTGCCGGTGTCGTCCATCATCGACACCTTGAGCTGTGTCGCCGAGTCTTCGTTCGGGGCAAAGGCCTGAATTGCCGACACCACAGGGCGGCTGGCGGCGTATCCCACCCCCAGCCCTGCGGCACCAGACACAGCCATACTGCCCGCCAAGCTCTGGGTTTTATCGTAGGTGGCGCGCGCCTTAGCCAGGCTTTCCTGTTTACGCCTCAGGGCGTCCAGGTGGTCCATCTGCAACTTGATGGCCTGGGTGGCACTGTCCATGTCGCGCTTGAGTTTCAGCTCGGAGGCGCCCAGGGCATTGGTGTTGATGCCGGCGGTCTTGAGCTGTACGCCGAGGCTGGCGAGTTTCCCTTGCTGCTGGCCGTACTGCTCGCCCAGGCGTTTCGACTCGCTGGTGTGCTGTTTCAGCAGCGCGAGTTGATCCTTGAACGGCGTTTCCAGGCGGCGGATCTCGTCGCGCAAACTTGAATGGCCCGCACGACTGGTGCGCAGTTGGCGAAAGCGGCCTACCCCGTTCAAAGACGAGCACAGCGAATGTAGCCATTGCGGCAACAAGCTGCGCGGCTACATCCGAGTGGAGCGGATCAACAAGAACCACGCCCAAATGCTCGCCCTGCTGGACTGTCTGTGCATGGTGGTGCCCCTCACCGACGCCCAGGTCGAGCACACCCGCTCGCAGATCATCCGCATGGCAATTGAGCGCCAGGCCTCGATCAGTTCCGACCATCCGGTGGTGGCTGAATTCTGGGAGGTTTACGAATACCTGGAAGGCCTGGACGCCGAAGGCCCAGTGGTCAACCACAGCAAGAAAGACCACATCATCGCCATCAACCTCAACGACTTCGTGAAATGCGCGGCAGAAAACCGGCAAAAAATCGCCGACGTCAGCGAGCTGCGCGAACGCCTGAAAGACTCCCGCTCCCGGAAGCTGCTCGACGTCAACAAGGCGACTGACAGCGCGGTGCGGGCTCACCAGGCCAGCAAAACCAACGCCGTCGTCACCAAGCAACCCATCGTGAAGTGCTGGCACTTCCAAGCCTGATTCATCAACAGCGGTACCCGCCAGGCGCTGCAACGTCTGCCACCACCCAAAGGAGAAGCACCATGCACGTACAAGTCATCACCGCCGAGGGCCGCCAAGGGCAACCCAACCGTCTGCGATACCTGAAAGAGCTGAAGGCCTGGTTTAACGAGGCAGGAAAAACTGTTCACGCAGAAGCCTACGACCCAGCCGGACTGGTAGCAATCTTGGAGGTTCTGGCTGTCAGCGACAAAGAAGTTCTGGTGCTGGAGTGCAGCAGGGAACAGATCCAGGCAGTGCTGGAGTGGCAATCAGCGACCGATGACGCTGTCGAGTTTGAAAGCCTGCAACTGCACCTGGTGCGGAAGCAAAACCCAACCGGCGAAAGCCAGTAAGAATGTGGTGCCGAGGGGCTGCAACCCCTCGACACCGACCACCCAAAGGAGAAGCACCATGCAAGTGAATCAACCCCAAGGCGGCACCGCAGAGGCTACCACACCGGTTAATCCCCGCATAGAGCGGCAGGAGGTGGTATGAAAGTGTTTCTCATGCTTTACCTGTGCGCGGATGCGGCTCGCACGGATTGCCAAGTGGTAAAGACTGACAGCTGGAGCGGGCCCAACGCCTACGAGCAATGCGCCAACGTCGTGCCAGCCCTGACCGAGGCGCTGACTGCGCCCAACCGGCAACGGCATCGGTTCGTCTGTGAGATCCAGGGTGACATGGCGAAACCCGCAGAGCATAGGGCTCAGCCGGCGCTCATTCATCAATCGTTTCGGATGTTGGAGGGGGCTTTATGAACGAAGTAAAGCGCTGGAAGTTGAAAGGTTTCATCCCTGGTGTTGAAGGTGAGAGCAAAGCTGTGTTCCAGCCAGTCGTAGTTCTCGCCGAAGACTTTGACGCCTCCCTGGCACGCGAGTCGACTCTTGGTGAAAAGCTATATTTCGCAGAGCGCGAACTTGATCGAAGGATTGAGCTTGCCGACGCTCTGCAGTTGCGCTTGGCCGCATCGGAAGAGCTATTGGAGATATGGCGCACTTGGCTGGGGCCGAATCGTGAAAACTGCGATGAGGGAAGTAAAAAAATTTGGGATCGCATCGACTCCCTCAAGCCAGTTGGGTGCGATGGCGGATGCTTTCGGACCAAAGATGAGGCCGCAGCCCTGCGGAAAAAGGGAATTGATGACTTGGTAAAAGTCTTGAATCCATTCGTAGGTGCTTGCCTGACCATCTCGCAAAGTGCGGAAGCGCTGTACGACGCAGGCTATCGCAGACTGATTGATATGAGCGGCGCTCAGTTGGAGCAACAGCCATGAACACAGCCTTTATCCTGATGGCCCAGTACGGCCAGGCGGTCATCTCATTGGAGCTCGTGTGCCGGGATTACTTCACGCACCTGACGCCGGACATGTTCCAGCGCAAGGTGATGAGCGGCCAGATCAAGTTGCCCATCACCCGCCTGGAGCCGAGCCAGAAGTCGGCCAAGGGCATCCACCTCACCGACTTGGCCGCGTACCTGGACCTACAGCGCGCAGCCGGGGTTAAGGAGCACAACCAGCTCAACGGGATAAAACACGCCGTTTGAGCCACTTCTGCGATGCGGCGCCCAGTTGGACGGGCGCCCTCAGAATCTTTTCGTGCCACTCCCAGCCCACATAGCGGTCGCCCCGACCGCGAAGGTGGGTGTAACGCCTCATTGAATTCCAATCCCTGTGGCCGGAAACGCTCGCCACACGCGGAATATCCCAGTCCATTTCGAACAGGCGGCTGACACCTTCATGCCGGAGGTCGTGGAAGTGCAGATCCGCGATGGTCAAAAACTTGCAGGCTTTCGTCCAGGACGTGGAGATCGACTCAGGGCTGTAGGGGAAGATGTCTTCGCCGGCCTTCGGCATCGTCTGGAGGATATGCCACGCCTCGTCCGGCAGGTAACACCAAACATCGTTGCCGATCTTCTGCCCTGGGTTTTTCATGTCGCGCACCAGCACCCGCTGGCCCGCCTCGTCTACGTCTGCCCAGCGAATTCGGGTTATTTCATCGAGCCGGCGTGTGGAGAACAGGGCGAAGCCCACGACCTTCAGCATATTTATGACGGTCGGGCGCCTCACCTGCATGGCCTGGTAGTGCGTCAGCACCCGTCCCAGCTCATCCAATGTCGGTCGGCGGTCGCGCTCACGACTTTTCAAGTTGTAGCCCAGCTTGCGTAACACACGCCGCGCACCGCCCATGGCGAGCGGATCGACCTGATAGCCCCACGCGTCTTTGGCAATTGCCAGCACTGCACCGAGGTGCGCCAGGTCATTGCCAGCGGTTTGTGGCTGAACGCCACCGCCCTCTCCGCTCATTCGCCAAAGTGCATAATCGACCAGGCACTGGGTGTTGATATCCGTATCGGTCAACTTGCCCAGGTAAGTTTCGCCAATCGCATTGAGTGTGGCGCGCTTGGTCTTGCCCAGCGGCTTGGCTTTCTCAACTTCGATCAGGTAGCGATCGGTCATATCTTTCAGCGTGGCGCCCTTGCGGTTTGCGCGCTCGATCGCACCAGGCTCATCCAGCTCCGCCCCGCGCTTGCGTGCCCAAGCCTGAGCAGCCTGTTTTCGGGCGAAGGTCTGGCTCTCTTGGTAGACTTGCACTCCGTCGCGCTTGATGCGGATCTGTGCCGTGTAGCTCAC